CCGCTGTCATCGCCGCAGTCGTCGCCACGGGCATCGTCGTCGTGAACTCCCGCGACGACGACAGCACGCCGGCCACCGCCGAATCGAGCACGCCGGCCGACGACACGGTCGCAGCCGCGGAAGAGGCGGAACCCGAACCGACGTACAGTGAGCTGGGCGTCGACAGTTTCTCGATGACGCTGCGCACCACCAAGCGGCAGTGCTTCGGGTCGGCGGGCTGCAATGTGACGGTTGAGCCGAAGCTGTCCTACGTGGGCTTCACTGAGGACATTGACCCGGACGCCGTGTACGAAATCACTTACGAGATCCGTGGTGACGATTCCGGCCCGGTCATTCAGACAGCCGAGCTGACGGACCGTACAAGCCTCAGCTTCACACCGTCGCTGCTCCAGACCGCTTCTGCGAGCACGAAGGTGTCGGTGGAGATCACCGACGTGACGGCCCGGGAGTACTGAGCGTCGCAGGCCATACATGCAGCGGCCCCGCACCGGCTCTCCGGGCGGGGCCGTGGCCATGCGGCCAGTCTTCACCTGCCCCGTGCGCTCCGTGTCCGCCAGCCCTTGCGCGCCATGCGGGACCGCTGTCCGAAGAAGCGCCCCCCGTTGCTGATGCGGGCCGCCTTCTCCTTGCTCGCACCCTTACGCCGCAGCGCGCGGTACGCCGCGTGGCGTGAGCGGTAGACGAACCCCCAGCGCCCGCCCCTGTCCGAGACCATCAGCGCTTCCCCTTCTTCTGCCCGCCGGTAGCGATCGACGGGTACTTGCGTTTCACGGCTTTCCGGACCTGCGTCTTCTCTCTGGAAGATCCGAACTGACTCACCCGCGCGAGTGCGTTGCGGGCCCTGCCTTTCGTGTCGAGCGGGTACTTCCGCTTCGAGGGCACACCGAAGGAGGACTTGGGGAGGCTCTTGCGCTTCTTGGCGGTCATCTTGGGTGACTTGGCCACGGGTCTGCTCCCTTCCGTCCTTCCATGGTGCGCCTGCGACAGAGGGTTCGGTAGAGGAGTGGGCGACTATTGGGCGCCAATGTCCTACGATTCGAAGGTGAAACCGGTGTGACGATGAGGATCTGATGGCGCTGGGGAGGGTGAGGTATGGCTGGTGGTCCCGTCCCGTACAACCGGCGCAACCCTGCCGAACGCGCCCAACTCGCCGAGATCATCTTCGACCTCAAGGCACAAGGCCTCTCCAACTACACCATCGACTCGATGACCCAGCACCCCGACGGCCCCACCGGCGGCGTGCGCGTCCCCGCATCCACCGTCCGCGACCTCGTCCGCGAAGAGACCACCCGCCGCGTCGACCCCAAAGTCGACGAGTACCGCACCCTCGAACTCGCCCGCCTCGAAGCCACCCTCGAACGCCTCCACAACATGGAGGAATCCGTGCAGCGAGTCATGGGGCGCAAGCACATCACCGTCAACAACGGGCGCGTCATCCGAGTTGAGAACCCGGAGACCGGCGAGGAAGAACCCGTCGAAGACGACACGTTCATCCTCCAAGCCGTCGACCGGCTCAACCGCATCGAAGAATCCCGCCGCAGGACCAGTGAATCCATCCGCCGTCTCCTCGGCCTCGATATGCCCGTCCGCGTCGACGCCACCATCACCGAGACCACGCAGCAGGACCTCGAACTGCAGGAGATGATCCGCGACGCGAAGGCGAAGGTGCAGCTGGAGGAGCAGCAGATCGTCGACGGCGGCGCTGAGGGCTGATGGCGACCGCGGTCCGCGCGCCCGGCTACCTCGATGGCCTGGACGCCGAGACGTTCGACCTGGCGGCCTACCTTGCCCAGTTCGATGCCCGGCTCCTCGCTGACCCGGAAGGGCGGGAAACCCTCACCCGCCTTGACCCGCTGCTGTTCGGTCTCACCTACCTGCGCCACCATCTCCGCGACAGCGATGGCCGCATCACCTTCGGGGATGCGCACCTCGACTGGTGCCGCGCCGCACGAAAGTGGGTCCGCCCGCCGACCGCGCCGGCCGAGCGCCGCGACGCCTATATCGCCCCCCGCAACATGGGGAAGAGCACCTGGTGGTTTCTGATCCTGCCGATGTGGGCTGCCGCGCACGGGCACGTCAAGTTCGCCGCCGCGTTCGCCGCCTCCGCCACGCAGGCCGAGACGCACCTCGCCACATTCAAGAGGGAGCTGGACACCAACGAACTGCTGCGCCGCGACTTCCCTGACCTGTGCACGCCGGCGAAGAGGCCGTCCGGCGCGAACGTCGCAGACACCCAATCCATGCTGATCACCCGGAGCGAGTTTGTGTTCGCCGCCCGAGGGATCGATAGCTCGAATCTCGGCATGAAGGTGGGTGAAGTCCGACCCGACCTGATCTTGGCCGACGACATCGAACCGGATGAAAGCAGCTACAGCCTCGAACTGGCACGCAAGCGGCGCACCACCCTCATCGACGCGATCCTCCCGCTGAACGTGTACGCCCGCGTCGTCATATCGGGCACCGTCACTATGCCGGGCAGCATCGTCCATCAACTGTCCAAGCATGCGCTGGGTGTCGAGACCGCCGAGTGGATCAGCGAAGAAGGGTTCGACGCCCACCACACCCGGCCGATCATTAAGCGGGACGATGGCAGTGAGCGCAGCGTGTGGCCGGCGAAGTGGCCGCTGTCCTATCTCAAGTCGATCGAACACACCCGGTCGTTCGCGAAGAACTACGCCAACGATCCGATGGGTGCGGATGGTGAGCTCTGGACTCCGGACGACTTCCGCTATCCGGGCGAGGAGGGCGTCGACCCGGTCACGCACATGATGCTGTCGATCGACCCGGCGGTCACGGCGAAGAAGGGCAGCGACTTCACGGCGATGGCGGTGGTGTCGTGGTCGGCGCAGCATCGCCGCTGCACTGTCCATGCGGCCGTCGCGATGAAGATCCAGCCTGGCCCGCTGCTGCGGGAGCGGGTGCTGGCCATGCTCGACGAGTTCCCGGAGATCGGTCTGATCCTGATCGAGGTGAACCAGGGCCAGGACACGTGGCAGGCGATCCTGCACGACATGCCGGTGAAGGTGAAGCCGGTGTCGCAGACGGAGAACAAGTTCGTTCGCGCCGAAGGGGTTTTGCATCACTACCAGCGTGGCCGGGTGATCCATGCCCGGCGGCTGGTCGAGTTGGAGCAGCAGATGTGCGCGTTTCCGAAGGCGCCGAACGATGACCTCGTTGACGCGGTGGGGTCGGCGGTGCGGCGCTTCATCCCCAACAAGCCGAGGGAAGTATCAAAGGCCACAAAGGCAAGATACCTTTGATTCGAAGGTGACTGCGTATGCTTGCCTTGACGAGGGAGGGCCGCATTGGATGACGAGTCGCTCGACGACCTCATGTACGGCATCGAAGGGCTAAAGGCCGCCCGCCCGCGCTACGACCAGGCCGAGGCCTACTACGACGGCAAGGTCCCCGAGGTCTTCAGCTCGACCCGCATCCGGCGCGCCCTCGCCGTGAACGACATCGACTTCGACCTCAACTTCGCCCGCACCCCGGTCGATGCCGTCACCAACCGGCTCAAGATCGCATCCGTTACCAGCCCCGACCCTGACGTCAACGCGCTCATCTCGAAGATCTGGCAGGACAACCAGCTCAACCTCGAGATGCCCGATACCTTCCGCCGGGCTGGCGAGTACGGCGACGCCTACCTGTTCGTGCTGCCCGTCGAAGACGAGGGCGGCACGGTCGTGCGCGTCGACATGTTCTACAACTCGCCGCAGACCGTGCGCGTGATCTACAGCGAGGACAACCCGCGGCGCAAGGCCTACACCATCAAGAAGTGGCGCGAAGGCCGCTACCACCGCGCTGAACTCCTCTACGACGACCGCATCGAACGCTGGACGACCCGCGAGAACTCCGACGGTGAACAGCCCGCCGACTGGCTGCACTGGCCGGCTGAGGACGACGACCCCGAGTCGTGGCTGATCGAGCACGACTGGAACGAACAGCCGGTCTTCCACTTCCGCACCGATCGCCCCTACGGAGTGCCCGAGCACTACGGCGCCTACGGCCCGCAGAACGCCATCACCAAACTGCAGGCCACCCACATGGGCACCGTCGACTACCAGGGTGCCCCCCAGCGGTACGCGCTCACCGAGAACGCCACCACCGACACCTCCGACCTCGAGCCCGGGGATTTCGACGACTTCCCCGCCAACGATGCGGGCGCTGGTCCCACCGACTCCGGCGATGACAGCAGCCTCAAGGCCGGGCCCGGCGAGCTGTGGCTGCTGCGCGGATTCAAGGGCGTCGGGCAGTTCGATGCGGCCAAGCCCGATGTGTTCCTCGACCCGATCCAGTTCAACGTGCGGGCGATGGCGCAGATCACGGACACGCCTCTCAGGATGTTCGACCCGCAGTCCAATCAGCGCTCAGGTGAGTCGTACCGCGAGGAAGACGGCCCGTTCATCAGCAAGGTCGAGAACCGGCAAACCTCCTACGGGGCGACCCTGCACGAGGCGTTCACCTTCGCGCTGCGCCGCTTCGGCATCGAGGACCCGGTCGTCAATGTCGACTGGGTGCCCGCCAAGAGCGTGACCGACGCGCAGGGCTGGCAGACCGTCAAGGCGAAGATCGAGGCCGGGGTGCCGCGCAGGCAAGCCCTCATGGAGGCCGGATACCGGGCCGAGCAGGTCGACGCCTGGCTGGCCGGTGTGGACGACGCGGAGCTGCAGCGCCGCACCACCATCCTCGCGAGCCTCGCCGACTCCGCCCAGAAGCTGGGCGCCGCCACCGCCCTTGGTGTGGTCACCAGCGAGCAGGCCCAGCAGCTCCTCAACGGGGCACTGTCCGACATGGAGCTCCTCGCTGAAGCGCAGGCTCAGGCGTGATGGCCCGCCGCCCCGACCCCGGAGAGGAACTCGCCCACCTCATCCAGGGCGAGCAGACCGACGAAGTGCGCGCCCTCGAGAACCGCATCGCCGCGCGCGCCCTGGGTCGCCTCGACGCCCGCTTCGACGTCCTCACCCAGCGGTCCATCACTGCCTGGGTCGCCGCATTCGGTGACGTCCAGGCGGAGGCCTCCAGCCCCAGCGCGCTCCGCCGCATCCTCGGCGCGATCCGGGCGGCAATCCGCCGCCTCCTCCACCCGCTCGCACCCCGCGCCGAACAGGCCCTCAGCGACGCACTCCTCGAAGCCGTTCGGCTCGGCGCCAGCCAGCACGCCGCGTTCCTCGACGAAGCCACCGGCCGAAACCGGCGCCCCGTGTCGACACGCCCCTCTCGCCGCCTACGTGAACGCGTATCCGCCATCAGCGACGCGGTAGCTGACCGCCGCGACCGGGCCCTCGCCATGCTCCGCCCGAACCTTGTCCGCCGCTGGAGCGACGCCCAGGCCGGTATCGGCGTCGCACGCAGCGCCACCACCGCTGTCCGCACGCATATCACCACCGTCGTCGGCGAGGCCGTCAACGAAGCCACCCAGGCCGCCATCGACTACACCGGCGCCCGAAAGGTGTGGGTCGCCGAGCGGGACGCTTGCGTCAACTGCGCCGCCTACGCCGGCCTGGTCGTGGCAGCCGACGCCAAGTTCCCGGCCGGCTTGTCGTGGGATCCCAACCAGCG